GTTTCCCAGTCACGATCATCTCAGATGATCGAACGGATTATGTCTCTAAGTCAATACAAAAACTTATTTGATGTTCATTTACGCGAAGACTCCCAAGCCAAAGATGCTTTTACAACTGAATGGGGCGGCACGGTAGCGAGTTTTGGTTCAGCGGGTGCTATTACGGGTCGTAATGCTGGGTTACCTGGTCTTAATAGGTTTTCCGGCGCTGTAGTTATCGATGATAGTCACAAGCCTGACGAAGTTCACTCAGACTTAATTCGTGAGTCTGTAATTACTAACTTCCGAGAAACCATTCAGCAGCGACCCCGGGGCGTGAATGTGCCGATTGTTTTTATTGGCCAACGGTTACATGAGCAAGACTTACCAGCCTACTTTATCGCTGGTGAAGACGGTTACGATTGGGACAAAGTTATTCTGAAGTCGATTGATGAGGCCGGTAACGCGCTTTACCCCGAAGCCTTTCCGTTGGACATGCTGAAAATACGCCAAGAAAAAGACCGTTACGTTTTTGCAGCACAACATCAACAAGACCCTCAGCCAGCCGGTGGTGGTTTATTTACTGAAGAAGACTTCCCATTGTTGGCCCAAGAGCCACAATTAAGAGCGACATTCATAACTGCGGATACTGCGGAAACTGCGGAAGCCAGGAATGATGCGACTGTGTTCTCGTTTTGGGGAATATATAACGTCGAGATTGAGGGCCGTGATACAAAAACTGAGGCTATTCATTGGATTGCATGTCGTGAAATACGCGTTGAGCCAAAAGACCTAGAGCGTGAGTTCTTAGATTTTTGGCAAGAATGTGCTCGGCATGAGAAGCCGCCAATGGTTGCTTTCATCGAGAAGAAATCTACAGGCGTTACCCTTATCTCAGTCTTGAAAGAAATGCGCGGCTTGAAGATACGAGAGATTGAGCGCACACGAAAGTCAGGCTCTAAGTCTCAACGCTTTATCGATATACAGCCTCATATTGCGGCGAAACAAGTATCACTACCCTTGCATGGCGCTCATACAGAGATGTGTATTAAACACATGTGCAAGATAACTAATAATGATTCGCATGCTCATGACGACGTGTGTTTCGTAGGGCAGACTATTATAGCTACCACCCGAGGTAATAAACAAATAAAAGATGTTAAAGTTGGCGATAAAGTGTTAACCCCTATGGGAATTGGGGTAGTTTCAGCAGCAGGCGCTACTAATTATAGCGCTCAAGTTATTACAGCAATGGGTTTAACTGGAACGCCAAATCATCCTATATTTTCTAATTCAACATTTAAAAGACTGGATACGTTATCAGACGCTGATAGCATAAGCTCTCTAACTTTAAAAGGGCTTATAGAATGGGCGTACAGAAAATTATTATGTTCAATGGAGTCAAATATAGGCTCATGGGGTCGGGACGGTATTATCTTAGCCAGTCGAGTAGTAATCAAGGACGGCAGCGTGCTAAAGGACTTCATGTCGCGGTTTATGAATTTTATAGCGGCGTTAAAGTTCAAGAAGGCTATGTGGTTCATCATAAAGATGGTAACTGCTTTAATAACGACTATAGCAATTTGGAGTGTATTTCGCACAAGCAACACATGGAAGAACATCGTGAAGCTAAATCAATTTACGCAAATAGTGAAGAGAATAAAAAAAATCTTCATAAAGCCCAACTCGCAGCGAAAAAATGGCACGCAAGCGAAGAAGGAATTGCGTGGCATCGCGAAAACGCAAAGACAAGCATTCATAAACCTAAAGACCATATTTGCAAAGAATGCGGCAAGGATTACACCTGCGCAACGAGTGTCAGAACTGAATTCTGTGGAATCGCCTGTCACGGAAGGCATAGACGAAGAAACCTTCCAGAAATCACACTTAAATGCTTGCAGTGTGAGGCAGAATTTAAATGCAAAAAATCTACCAGTCAATACACGCAGCGTAGATTTTGCTCAAGATCTTGCGCCAGCAGAAAAGCAAAAATCCGTCGTTTACAATCTGACGATTGAAGGACATGGCGTATATTATGCTAATGGAATTTTAGTATCAAATTGCGACACAGCCACCGACGCTGTACGAATTGCGCTTATGGATAAGTTATTGATGGCGTACACGCATAAAAACGCCTTGTTTAACACAACATGCGCGAAAGCGCTGAACCATATGAAAAGAATAAACGAGATGAAGACCAAAGCTTACAAAACAAGGACATAATTATGGCAACGATTGCCAAGAAGCACACAAGCCAATTAGAGCAGATGAAAGAAAGCGTCGAACAGGCTTATAATTACTTTAGGCCAAACTACGAGCGCTATCACCAATTCAAGCGATTTGTTTACAAGTCCACGCTCACGGAAGATGATTTAGCTGTATTGGCTACTCTTGGACGACCTCAGATTGAATTCAACATGATGGAGGCGTACATATCACGCTTACGCGGTGAGTTTTCCCGTATGGAGCCTGGCTTTGTGATTCGAGCTCAGGACGGTCATGAAGATGTAGACCCTCAGCTCATTAGTCTGTTAGAAGCGCATTTCCGCTCTATTCTTGTTGACTCAGATAACGACGGCTTCAGTTATGACGTATACACAGACTTACTGATTGGCGGCTTCTCTGTTGTGGAGGTTTACACTGATTACATTTCTGAAATGTCGATGGATCAAAAGATTTGCACCCAACGAGCGTTCGACCCGACCTTGTGCGGCTTCGACCCCTTAGCCCGCAAATCGCATAAAGGTGACGGTAATTTCTGCTTCCAGTTCTTTCCACGAGAAGCTGAGGAAGTGGCCCGTGAATACGGCAATGACGCTGTTAAGAACCTTAAATATGCCCGAAGCTTTTCAGGCTTCAACTGGTCATATCGCTCAGCTAAGAAAGATATCGTACTTCTATGCGACTACTATAAAAAAGAATTCAAGAAAGAGCGCATCACTAAATTATCTAATGGTCGCGTTGTAAGCCTCAAGCATTACGAGGAGCTTGTAGCCCAATGGGATGAAGCCGGTTTTATCGAACAACCACCAATCCCTGTTGGTCGAACCAGAGACACCTACTTGGAACACATTACACGCTTCAGGTTCTCAGGTGCGCAACTGATTGATGTTCAGAAGACCAATTACAAAATGCTGCCTTTAATCTTCTTTGACGGAAACAGCGCAGTACTTCGGGACAACAACGATGCAAGTGCTGAGCAGATGACGCGGCCTTATATCTACAATGTTAAAGATGCCCAACGTCTTAAAAACTATGCTGGCCAATCATTAGCGAATGAGCTTGAGAACACCGTTGAGCATAAGTTCATTGCTTCGGTTGAATCCATTCCTGAAGACTATTTAGATGCTTATATTAACGTCCAGAAGCCTTCTTCGTTACTGTATAACGCGTTTCTTGATGGTGACCCTAATGTTCCGTTACCACCGCCACGCGAAGTTGTAAGAACACCAATACCGCCTCAGATTAGCGAGACATTCCAAATGTCAGACAATTTGATTCAAGGAATTTTAGGAAGCTACGACGCAGCCCTGGGCATTCAAAACAACGAGCTTTCAGGCGTTGCAATCATGCAAGGCGCTATGCATTCAAACGCGGCAGCGATGCCATACACTGTTGGCTTTATGAAAGGATTAAACCGCGTATGCCAAATGATTTTAGACTTGATTCCAAAATATTACGTCACACCTAGGAGTCTACCCATAGTCGAGCTTGATGGTAAGCGTTCATACCAAACCATTAATAAGCAAGGTTCGCCATACATGCATTACGACCCTATGAGTTTAGAGGTCAAAGTAGAGGCCGGTGTTAACTTTGCAGTGCAGAAGCAAATCAGTCTCGAAACAATCATTCAGTTAATGCAAACGTCCGAATCTTTTGCGGCATTCATTAACACGAAAGGTCTTGGCATCTTGCTTGATAACATCGAGATTCGCGGCATTGAAGGCTTACGACAAGCCGCAGGCCAATACATGGAAGAAGTGCAGAAGCAACAAGAACAAGCCCAGCAGATGGCGCAACAAGAAGCTCAGCAACAACTCGATCCAAAAGCTGTTATGGCTATGCAAGCTCAAGCAGAAATGGCTAAAGTTCAGCAGAAGAAAGAAGCCGTTCAAACCCAGGCTGAGGTTGATTTGATCAAGATCTCAACTGACGATGCTGTGAAATCCAAAATGGCCGATATTGAGATGATGAAAGCCATGTCTGACATTCAGAATGCCCAAGTTGATCAAGTGCTGAAACAAGAGAAGACAGATGCGGAACAAAGTAGAACCGCTGTTGACATGGCTATTAATGTAAGCAAACATGCTCATGAAATACAACAATCCAGGAAAGAAAAGAAGGATTAATTTATGACTGCATGTTTAATTAAAGATTGTCAAAAAACGGCTTTAGCCAAGCGTTACTGCGCAATGCACTACGCCAGGATGAGGCGACGAGGAAGCCCTTTTATCACGTTAACTAATTACGACAAGCCACCAAAGTATAAATCGCTTAAGCACTACCTGGAGGCATCGTTTACTAAAGTAAGCGACAGTGATTGCTGGATATGGTCCAGAAGCTTTAAGCAATACGGGTATGGAAATGCCTGGTGGCAAGGGAGGCATCATATAGCTCATCGACTTGTTTATCAGTGTTTTATTGGGGAAATACCAGAAGGGTTGTATGCGTGCCATAAGTGTGACAACCCAGCATGTGTTAATCCTCGCCATATTTTTTTAGGGACACCCGAGGAAAATAATCAGGACCGAAAGCGAAAGGGCCGAAACGCTGATACTAATGGCTCAAAGAACCCTTTTTCAAAACTTAATGAAGAGCAGGTAAGGGACATTAAATTTCGCCTCAACCGAGGAGAAAAAGGGGCTGCAATTGGAAGGATATATGGAGTTGGAGCCGATACCATTTCAAAAATTAAGACAGGGAAAAACTGGTCACACATAAAATAATTAAGAAAGAAGAAAAAATGAAACTCATGCCCTCAATTTGGACATGTAAACAACGCTTTGCTTTAATGGGTTTAATTTAGAATTAATATAGCTATAATTGTTTTAAAGATGTACCTGACTAGCCAGGATGGATGCTAGGCCATATACGTAGCTATGCGGGATAAATAGCCGGAGACTGACAACGG